TACTTTATGACCATATTTTGTCAATGACTGAAAACCTTGTTCGTGACGCATTGACCATCCGCCATCATTTTTTGGGCCCACCAAGAGGTATCCAACTTTTACATTTTCTTTACCTACTAATGAAATACTTGTCGCGACTAAAATTACTGCTCCTACGACTAGAGCTATTATTTTCTTCATATTAATCTCCTTCCGAGATCGAGGTTAAACAACTAACCAACTTGTTAATTGTTATAAATACAGATGAAGGAGCTGTTGAAGCAACTCCCACATCCTAACCACAACAACCTATAACGAGGCTGTCATGTCTACAAATATATATTCACACATTAGTAAGGGAGTTAAACAGGAGCGTTCCACCAGAGCTCGTGTGGAAAATGAATCCATGTATTAGTGGAATCTTTTGCTATATCCTGTGCGTAATAATGCGGTTCAAAATCCACCACTTCGTTGTTCCAAATTAAACTCGCGAACCTTACATCACATTGAATCTCCATTGGGTCATCTTTTCGTGGCCCAGTAATATGAGAAGAAATTCTTTTGAAAGTTTCTCCTGAATCACAAATATCATCTACAATTAAAACTCGTTTATCTGTTTTTCTTGGTAGGTAATCTTCCCATTCTGGAAAATCCCTAAGAGCGGCTTGAACCGGCTTGAATGGTTTCTTAAACCAATGGCTCATCATTACTCCTGGCACTAATCCACCTCTAGAAATTCCGACTATTACCTGTGGATCAAATTTATCCAATACAATTTCACGACAAAGAGAATTAACATCTCTTCGCATTTCTTCCCAGCTATACCATAGTTTTTTCATGAAAATACCTCATTCAGTTGACGATTAACTTTAACAAATGTAGTACACTTAGGTAATGATTTTATATTTCTAGCTCCAGCGTAAGTACAAGCACTTCTTAGACCCCCCAAAATTTCTTCTACTGTATTCTTAACTGGGCCTTTGAAAGGTACTTGAACTTTCTTTCCTTCTGATGCACGATGAGATTGTTTTTCTCCGTAATATTTAATTTGAGCTTCTTCAGAAGACATACCATAAAATGTCATTGTACCTGTAACTTCTGGATCTTCCTCTTCATCATCCCATGCACATTCCCAATGACCTGCTAACATTCCTCCTAACATCACAAAGTCTGCTCCAGCACCAAAACTCTTTGCTATGTCTCCTACTACCGTACAACCACCATCTGTGATAATATGTCCTCCTAGACCATGAGCTGCATCAGAACACTCTATCGTTGCTGAAAGTTGTGGATATCCTACACCTGTCATTTTCCGTGTCGTACATACGCTCCCAGGCCCAATCCCAATTTTCACAATATCTGCACCTGCAAGAATTATCTGTTCCGTGGCTTCTGGAGTACAGACATTGCCTGCTATGATTATTTTTTCTTTGGTTGCTTCGTGGGTTCTCATCAATGCAACATAATCACAAAATCGTTCAGTATATCCATTTGCTACATCAAGACAAATCCATGGCGCTGTGTCAGAATCATAGGGTAAGTTGTCTAGATTTTGATCTAATCCAATTGTTCTTATTATGTTCTTGTTCCATCCCCACTCTGTAGATTCGACAAACTTACATAAGGCTGTAAGCATGGGGTATTCCATAAGAACATGGCACATGGCGACAGTGCCTGTGTGATCCATATTGGATGCAATTATAGGAATACCACTCCATTGATGGCGTGAGTGTTTGAATGTAAATGTTCTGGTAAGGTCTGCGTCTTTACGCGAGGTAAGTTGTGATCTCTTTGGCGAGATTAAAACATCCGAAAAATCCAACTTAACATCTTCAATAATTCTCATTCTTCTGCCCTTCCGGCTTTAAATGAATAGTGATATAGTAAAATTATATAATGAACGCACTTCAACAGGTCTTTTTTATTCTTGCCTTCTTTTTTTCCGAAACGAAACAAATACTTCATAGCTGCTCCGCGGGTAAAATCTTCAGCGATTCCCATCTGTGAGAACACATCCTGAATTTGAATATTTTGGTCGCCGTAATGTTCAGAGTAAGTTTCTGTGATATACTCCATCACTTCTTCCAAAATTTTGTCTTCATTATATTGATAGAGCAGCTTCCCTGCTCCTTTTTCACTTTTCATAATAAAATCTTTTAACTAGGTTTATATTCCTTTTGTAATCTTCCATCCTCCCAAAGTTCACAAGGAACATTATCTTTTTCTAATCGTTGATAATGATTGTTTGCTTCTGTTTTGGATGGATATAGTGTAGCACCCGATTTGGTTTCCACTTGATATGTGGGTAATTGTACGCTAAAGGACATTGGGGGAACTCCTTTTGTTAAATTGTGAACAAGTACAAACAACTATTTATGAAAATAGAAATGCCAACTCCATATACAGCTTTCTAAAAAAAGAAAACTTTCGGTGTATACTTTGTTGAGCGGATGACGAGCTTCCGCCGAAGGCCCTGATTTGAATTAACTAGGTGGTCATCCTAGTGACGGTGCCTCACAACATTTCTATAGCTTGACTAATATTTTCTTTAAATTCTGAAATTGCTCCTTCTGTATTTCTTCTAACAGGTACAGATTTATCATCAATCCAAACATCATAGAATGGTTTGAATACGGCTACATCATTATATTTGACACCCCATGAATCTAATTGTTCTCTAGTTTCTTTGAGTTTGTCTATTCCTGACATACACCCTCGCGCTGTCCAATACTGTATATAGTGTCCTTCATCATATAGAGAATTCAAATACTCAATTCTTTTTGGAAATGGTTCAGCTTCCATAAATTCTTCTGGACTAATTGGTTTGCCTGGATCTCCAACTTGAGTACAGATAGTTCCATCAATGTCTACTATAATTACTTTTTTGCCCATTTCATGAGCCTTGTCAGCTATCATAACACGATGATTAATTTCCCGCATAAAATGACCTGCCATGTCCTTTTGTAATTGTAAATCTTTTTCTTGTGTTTGTTTGTCAAGTTCTTCAATTACTGTATTTTCACTCATTCTTCTTCCTCATAAAAATCTTCAAGATCATCCTGTTCTTTTGCATCTTCTGGTGACCTTATATTATGTAAATGTAATCTATCTAAAGTACGATGTCTTTTATTTTCTAATCTTTTAAGTTTTCTATTAGAACCAAATTTTTCAATTTGTTCTTCCATTTCTTAACTCCTTCTTATTAATTTTTGTTGTTCAAGAACTTCATCGTAAGAATCAGAGACTAAAATTGGATTCTCATTTTTGAATCCTTTTCTTAAAGCCACATTCTGTTTTTTTCTTGCCGAACTTATATGAACTTTACTTACTTTGTCTAAAAATGTTTTACCCATCATATGATCCATTTCATGATGAAAAATTCTTGCTGCTAATCCTTCAAAATGAGAATTTATAATTTCACCATCTACGTTTTGATATTCTACTGAAATATTCTCAGGCCTTTTGATATTTAAATATAATGCCGGAAAACTTAAACACCCCTCTTTCATCATTATTATTTCTTCTGATTCCTTTATTATTTTTGGATTAAAACACACAATTGCATCTGTATCTGAAACTCTCATAACAAAAACTTTGACTGGCATTCCTATTTGGTTAGCAGACAAACCCAAACCAGAATGTGCTACCATACTTTCCAACATGATATTATACATTAATTTGGGATCTGCTTGGGGTGGATCGAATATCCAAGTAAGAGGTTCTTTTTTTAAAATGGGATCTGATTCGCGAAGTAATGCAAATGCTCTAACTTGAATTTCATTTTCTACTTGAGGTCTAATTATTTCAACCATTATACCATTCTTGAGAAATTTTTATGTTTGTCAAATTTAATAGTACTCTTGAATCTGTCATATAGAATATCTCCTTTATGACTTATCACAAATACATTAACATCACCTGTTAAATCATATAAAATCTTTAAAAATTCGTCTGTTCCTGTGGCATCTAATGAACTATCAAATACTTCATCCAAAATAAGAAGGTTTGTATTTACACTATTTTTTAATTTAGCTATAGCTCTCCAAGTGAAGAGTAGTGCAAGATCAATTCTCATCTTCTCGCCCTCACTAAATGAAGCATAAGTAAATTCATCACGATATCTAGACTTTATAGTTTCATTAAATCCCTCATCAAGTTCAAAAGATACATAAAAATCCAATTTTCCTAGATGTAGATTTATATATTTATTAATGATTGGTAGATACTGTTTAATAATTCTACTTTTAATTCCACCATCTTTGAGTAATGTTCCAGCTAATTCATATAAATATTTTTCATTTGAAAGTGCTTCCTTCTTATTAATATATATCTTAATGTCTTCTTTAATTTTTTCAAGTGCAGGTTTTTTAGAATCTATATCATCTGCCATCTGAGATATTTCATCAATTTGATTTGAAACTTTATTAATATATTGAGTACAAGCTTGAATTGAGTTTTGATTTTTAGCTATATCTCCCTTACATTCCTGTATAGAATTGAGAATTTTATCAATCTCATCGACTCGTACTTGCTGATCGTTTAATTTGTGACCTAATTGAACCAACCCTCCACTCATTTCATGCATTTTACCATGAAATTGTTCTATCATCTTATCACGATGTTCTTGTGGAATTTCTTGTTCACAAGTATCACAATGAGAATTTTGCTCATAAAATTCCATGTCCTCTTCATGCTTAATTATGCCCTTTTCAATACCTTTCTGGTAATCAAGTAATTTATTAATTTCAGTTCTGATTTTGGTTTCGTTTGATATGGATTCAGTAAATCCTTCAATTTTTTTATTAATTTCATTAATTGATTCTTGATAATCTTTGAGATATTTTTCATGTTGTTTTATATCTTTTTTATTTTTGGAAATTTGTTTTGTTTTGTTTTCTTTAAGTTTTTCAATTAAATGTTGAGATGCTTTTTCTTCTCCTTTAGCTAATCCGAGAGACACATCTACTGTTCCTATATCCTCTTTATTAATTCCTACTTTAATCTTGAGTAGTTGATTCATGACAGAAAATATTTCTATATCAAGTAGGTCTTCAATAATTGTCCTACGATCACTCGCTTTCAATTGCATGAAAGGTATGAATGAAGAGCTTCCGAGAACCACAATCTGAGTAAATGATTTATAGTTTAATTTTAAAACTGTCTTTTCAAGATATTCTTGGTAATCGCGTATTGAAGCATCTTGATTGAGCATCTGGCCATTCTGCCAAATCTCAAAAAAATTCTTCTTAATACCTCGTTTTATTATGTACTCTTTTGAACCTATACTAAATTCTACTTCAACTACAGTACCACCTTGATTTACTGAGTTGACAAGTTGATTTTTATTGACAGAACGAAACGGCTTACCAAACAATACAAATGTGAGAGCATCTAATATAGTAGACTTTCCCGCACCATTATCACCGATAATGAGGGTAGATTTTGTTTTATTTAATTGAATTTCGGTAAATGCATTCCCAGTACTTAAAAGGTTTTTCCATCGTATAGTCTTAAATGTTATCATTTAACCTTCATTTAAAAGTTGTGGGGGGTGTTCAAATTGATAATCATCATCTTTAAGAGAATTTAAAAGAGCAACATTGATCATTTGATTAAAAGTAATATTATGTTTTGCAGCTTTCTTTGCTAATTGTAAAAAATGTTCATCGTCAATTTCAACAGTATAGGAATGTTTTTCGGAATCTCCAATTTTTACAGAATATTTTTTATCTTCTGGTCTAATCCCTCTGCTTCTTCTTTCTCGTTCCCTCTGTCTTTCAATTTCATCCAGATCGTAATTTGTCATTAAAGTGTCTCCATTGTTAGTGATTCAGCATACAACGATTTCATTAAAGAATCGAGTTCTTTTTTATTCTCCAGTTCTAGAGAGTTTACATATTTAGAAAGTATGGTAATAGTATCTTCAGCTTCATCTATCATTTCTTCACCTTCTATCACTTCCAAGTCAAAATTTTCAGCAATAGAAATATCTGCCACATCGGCCTTATACAGTTTGTCAATTAGGGTATCAAACCAAAATGGATTCTTTCTTTTTACAATAATTACTTTAATATAACAATCTTTGAATGGTTTAACATCCATCTCTTGGATTGATTCTAAAGTCATCTTATCTTCATCATAATATATTTTGTGAAACATTTCATGAGGATTGAGTATAAATTCTAGCTCTCTTGATTCTGTATCAAATATATGAAACCCTCTAGGGTCTTTATAATCACTCCAAGTAATTTGATATGGATTGCCCAAATAAAATACTGTACCATTGTCAGACTTATGGTGAAAATGTCCACTAAAAGCCATATCAAATTTATCAAATGTAGATGGGGGAAGACCTTCATACAAATTTGTTTGGCCTACATGCATTAGAAATCCTTGAACTTCCAAATGTCCAAATAATACCTGTGCAGTTGTCTTTGCTATCATGTCTAATGACTGTTCTTTGTTTTCTGGGCAAATCCAAGGCTGCATTAAACACTTTGTTCCATCTAAATCAACTTCTGTAGACTCTGTATAGACATGGCACTGATTATTATTTTCTAGGCGAAGGCCTTCCATTGAATTGAGTAAGTTTGTGTTTTTATAAAAAGTATCATGATTACCGATTATTACATGAAGATTTATATATCTACCATGACACGCATCAAAGAATACTTCTCTCATTTGATATAAAGTTTTCCAGTTAATAAACTTACGCCTATCGACAACATCGCCCATGTGGATAACTGTACGAATACCTCGTTCTTCTAGAGTAGGGAAAAATATTTCTTCATAAAATTTTCTGAAATATTGTGCAAAAATTGGATTGTCATTTCTCGCACCAAAGTGGGTATCTGTGATTATTGCTAGTTTCATTTATCCAACTTCTCCATAATTAACTTGTTTAATACTTTCTTGATTTCATTCAATTCAGCCTTTAACTCATCTTCTACTGCATTAATATGAGCCCAAAGATCTGCAGAAGTATAAACTTTTTCTTGTTCTGGTAAGTCTACATTTTCAGTAGGGTTGTGATATGTTACTTCTGGTAATTCTCCCATAGTTAATGGGTCTTGTGATTCTGAAAATTCTGCCATTTTATACTCTCATGAATAATTCAAGTGATGTGGATTTCTTTGGTACTACCTTTTTCTTCGCTTTCTTTGATTCTTCAAAATTATTAATAAATTTATACATATTTACTTTTTGGTCATTAGTCATAGTTTCAAATACATAATTTTCAGGTTTATCATTAGAAGATATTTCAACATTATCACCAAGAGATGCGTGGTTATCCATAGTTTTATATTTTATATATAATTGTTTTTTTTCTTTTTGAATTCTTCTGATGAAAGCATAGTAGATAATTTGAGTGAAATATGCAAAAGGATTCTTGGACTTCTCTGGATTAAAATTATTCATGTATTGAATACAGTTTTCTATACCATCCGAAATCATCTCTTCTCTAAAGGCGTAATTAATAAAATTAGGTCTAAAGGAAAGTCTTTGAGCTATTTTTAAAAAACACTCTCCAATATATTCTGGGCATTGTGGTAATTCTGTAGAATTTTCCTTTGCTTCAGCTATACCCCTTTGAAAATTAACCATTTCCTCAAGAAATTGTTGATTATCTACATAATTAGCCATGTTTCCCTTTTCTATTTGTAATTTTTGGATAATATAATTATACCACAAAAGTTCCATGTTGTCAACCGCAACGTATTAGAATGACCACTTGACAAACTCTTGACAGTATGGTATAATGAAGTGTTAACGAAATAGGTAATAATTTTATTGTTTTATCTGCACATGAAAATGACTTACAGGAAATTTCTCTTCCTTGTATATTTGTATTCTTTCATGATAATGTTCCAACGTATAATTATTTTTTTCTTTAAATTTTAAATCGTCTGCAATGTCATAAAGTGTTGCTATCTTTTTCCCCTTCAATTTTCTGAGGCCTCGTCCAATACTTTGTAAATTTCTTATACGCGACTTAGAAGGGCTAGAAAAAATGATGTTAGAAAGATTCCTAATATTGACGCCGACACTATAAACGCCATAACTCGCAACGATAATGGCATTTCTTTCTGACTCCACAACATGCCTAATCTGTTCTCTGGTGTTTGCATCTGTTCCTCCATAAACGAAGAAGATTCTTCTATTTCCACTTGATCCTTTCTTTATCATATCGTAAAGTATCCGTCCATGTTTTTCTACAAAACGAAATAATAAAAGTGTGTTTCCATTCATACTATGTGCTAGATTTACTATAAATTTATTTCTAGCTTCTGATCCTATCAAATATTCAAGTTCTTCTTGATAGTTGATATTTTTTAAATCGTAACAAATGGAATCGGGATGTCTTAATACTATGGCATTTATTTGAAATGCTGATAAGTGTTTAGCATCAATAAGTTTTTTGGTAGATGTTACCTTGTGAACTTTCCCGAATAAACCTTCTAACACTAATTTATGAGTTTGTGTGCCGTCAAGTGTTCCAGTTGTTCCTATTCGATATTTTGCGTTGATACATTTGGTCATTATAGAGGTAAGAGATCTGGATTTGAAACCGTGAGCTTCATCTCCTATCACAAGTTCATATTGTTCAAAATATTGTTGTTGCATTTTATAAATTGATTGCCATGTTGAAATGATAACAGGCAATTCAGAACCCTTGTCTCTTCCAGCAACTACAGTATGACAGTTATTTGCTACATCCCAACCATATTCTCTAAAATCAGTATACATCTGTGAAACTAGAGATATTGTTGGAACAAGTATTAATGTCTTCAAATTTAAATATCTTACTAGTATATAGATAATCAAAGATTTCCCTGAAGCTGTGGGGGATAAGAGTAGTACTCTTTTATTAGAAAGTACATGATTTACAGCATCTATTTGATATGGGCGAGGTTTGATAACTTTTGGAAGTTTTAATAAATCAATAAATTCTTGGTTGAGGTCAAATTGTTTGACTTCAAAATCAGATTCAAATTTTACTGTATATCCTCTAAGATATAGGAATTTACATAAGTGTGGTAGAAGGCCATGATAAAGCATACGATTCATCACATTATACAATCTAATCTTCCCATCCCATAATTTTTTACGGAATGCAGGAACAAAGGTATGTCCTGGCACAAGAAAAGTAAAGTAGTCTGAGATTTCCTGAGCAATAGAATGTTCAGTATCAACTCTAATATAAACTTCATTAATCTTGGTTATGGATACATTAGACGATTCCACTTTTGTATTTTATCCAATCTATAGCACTCTTAATTTGAAACCCACGATTGGAAATCATTTTTATGATTGAGTCCAAATAGTAGCATTTTTCTTCTATGAGTACAATGTTTTTCTTAGATTTAATGACATCCTCATCAGCTTCTATGTAAGTAGATATCTCATTTTTAAGGAGTCGTTGTAGAAATTGCTCCCATCCTAATTTTTCTAACTCTTCCTGAGTTAGCTTTCCGGCGTAATAATCTGTTTTAAGTCGAACCAGTTTGGTTAACTCAAATTGTAGACCTTTAAGCCTTATACGTTCATCTATGTAGATTTTTAGATACTTATCGTGTATCTGAGGAATTCTTACAGATTCGTTTGCTAATTCTGTAATATCAATTTCACGGTCAGCATTCCAAAATTCTTGAATCTCTTCAAGCTTCAATTTTTACTCCTTATGAACCCCTGTTAATAGGAAGTCCAGAAAATGTAGTTTCATTATTAAGTAAATTTTGTATTTCATATATGTCATATTTAAAAGTAACATCAGCAGTTACATATTCAATATCTGTCAACGTACTATCAAATTCTATAGCAGAAAGTGATATTGGAAAAACTTGTTGAAATTTAACATTTATTTGAGGATTCATGTTACTAGTTAGTATAGACAAAACCGCCTCAGTGGCAAGTTCTCCAACTGCATCTTTTTTTTCTCTTTCCTTTGTAAGAGCCTCTGTACTATAACCGAGAATATTAATCCATTCCCATATAGATAACCAATTATGCATATTTTCATCAACTATAAATCTAATAGTTAAATCATCAAATGTAACTTCATCGCCTGGTGCATCAAGGTCTTTGAGTGGAGTAATAAATGGAATCGTACTTATACTAACTCCAGGCAAACTTGCAGTTTGACAGAAATAATTTACGTCTGGATATCGCCCAAGAGTAAATTTAAAACCTGCAGGAGATAGATAACTTAAATTAGATGGTAGAGCTTGTAGTACCGACATATGATAATATCCTTTCTTTATTATTTAGTAAGGATAAAAAAAGGGGAAGACCAGTTTCCCAATCTTCCCCTCTTTATCTAATGGATCACATAGATTACATTAGGTTGTCAACTCTGACAGTCCTATAGTAAGCATTGTTACCAGTTGCTACGACACCATCAAATGGATCTGAACCACTAATAGCGAAAGGATTTGCAACCATTCCGTATCGTGTTTTGAATCCAATCTTAGGTTGGAAAGAGTTCTCACCAACCGCACGAACCATTTGCAATGGAACGTATGGGCAATAGAACAGACCTGCGTCATAAGCAGATGAACCTTTATATCCACAAACAAAGAAGTTTGTTGCAGATGCACTGAAATAAGGATCAATGTACACTTTGAAGCGTCCATTGAGTGTTCCAACAAAGGTATTTCCTGTGTCATCAACTCCAGATCCGTCCATTACTCCACTCATTGCGAGAGCAGATGCGACATCTGAGGATGTGATGATAATGTTACCTTTACCGCGACGTGTTGCTTTTGCGACAGCATTTGCTTCACGTTCAATTTGGAACATCAAACCTTTGAACTTCTCAACAGACCAGCGTCCGTTTGAGTCTGTGTCAAGGTCAAATACACCAGCAGTTGTGGTATTGTGTTGTGCACCATGAGCAGCACTAAAATAAATTGTGCGGATAACTTCACGGTTGATCTCAGCCAAAATCTCCGCGGAGATTATGTTGGCAAGTTCTGTTTCAGCATCCAAACCATGAACGGCTTTAAGATCCTGAGCTAATTCCATCGAGTACTCACCCTTGAGTGCACGAGTCTTAGCTGTAACAGTAACTTTGTCGATTGAGAAAGCCATTTGCTGGAAATCTTGTGCAGCAGTACCACCAACACCAGTAATACCGTAAGTTTCAGCAGTTGCCGTGGTTTGACCGACATCATTCAGGGCCAATGCAGGTGATCCACCTTGAGCACCAGCGACACCAGCTGTACCAGCTGACCCAGCATCTCCACCAGCGTCGGCGGAATGTGTTGAATCGACTTCATTGTACATTGTGTCTGTACCGTCTTGTGTGTCATACTTGGAACGCATTGCGAAAATGAGTCCAGTAGGGCCAGTCATTGGTTGAACACCACAAACATCATAAGCAATGAGGTTAGGCATTGCAGAACGTATCATTGAGATCATAACTGGATCTGCATACGTTATTGGTGATGGATGTGAAGCGGCAGTTGCTGTAACGTTGCCCATTGCTTCCGTCATCATACCAAAAGACCCACCAGATTCAGCGGTTTCTCTCATGGCAATTTCTTGGTTTTCCAGAAGAACGGCGGTGACCGCTTTCCTGTAGGGGTCTTTAATCTTTGGCAGGTCTTCGTGCTCTAAGATAGGAGCCCACTTCTTTTGTAGTCCTTCAGCTAGATACATATTTTTATCTCCTAAAAATGGATGTTGTTAAAATTTAAGTGTTAAGGTTATGCCGGGTTAACGCTTTTGCGTAATAGTCAACACCTGCATCAACTTGCTCAACAACATCATCTGTTTCAGTATTTTCTACTTCTTCAGATAAAGGTTGAACAGTTTCTTTTGAACTTTGTGGAAAGTAGTTTTCCTTAATGACTCCAAGCTTTTCTTTGTATTGCTCTTCATCTTCAAAGTCTACTCCATCAGAAAGTTTTTGTAATTTTTCTTTCTCAGTATCAGCCAAATCTTCAGAAACAGTCCTTAACGCTTCATCTTTTTTGTACTTTGAAAGTTCTTGTTTTGTTTCCACATTGGAATTAACTGACTCATCAAGTTTCTTCTCAAGTTCTTCTACTTTCTCGAAAAGATCGTCAACAAGGTCAACTTTTTCCTCTGGAATGTCAATATAATGCTCAGTAAATAGATTTTTGAGTCCTGACATGAAATCTTCAACTAACTCAGAACGAACACCTCGTTCTACTGCTAATTCATTTTCTTTCATCCACTCTTCTACAACATAACTAAGGTAACCATCAGTTTTTTCTGTCATGGAGCTTGTGAGTTCTTCTTTAGCTTTAGACAGTTCTTCTTTATAGTCGTCTTCTAATTTTTCAGCCCGTTGATTGACTTCAGAAATGACTTTAGCCGCTACTGCAGCTTCAAAGATTGTGGAAGCTTTAGCTTTGAAATCTTCAGAGAGGTCTTCACCATTTACAATGGCTTCAATGTCTTCTTTGACATCAATCTCAATATCTTCTTTACTGAGTTTCTTAACTTCTCGTTTGATTCCTTCTTCTACTGCATCTTCATCAGATTCTTCTTCCTCTTGGATAGTTGAACCCATAATTTTTGAAAAAGAATCAGCAAGATCGGCTTTCTTCATGGCATTAAGTTGGTCATAAAGAGCCTTAATCATTCCGGCTTTGGTTTTGGGAACAGAAACAGCCTCTTCGACTTCTTCCTCTTCCTCAGCTTCCTCAGCAACTTCTTCTTCTTCAGTTTCTTCTTTTTCTACCTTAGCTTTTTCGTCTAAGATTTCTTCGCCCGAAGACTCCGCAACAGCTTGTTGCTCTTCTTCCAGTTCTTCAGCCGCTTGTTCCAAAATTTCTTCAGACATTGAAAATCTCCTATGAATTTATGTAATTTATTACTATTATTATTTATAAAAATTTATATTTAGAGTTTAGAAATGAAATCCTCAAAAGAACTAACGAGTGTCTGCTCTCTGTCCTTTCGTGAAGATTTTTCAATTTGGTCTTTATATTCTTGAATTTGTCGTTCTTTTAACAATCCATTATCCCAAATCCATTCCTTACCCTCCATGATCCCAGCTACAAATGCATCTGGTGCAGAAGGATCGGCAACAATATCAGCTGCAGTGGCGAGATAAAAATCTCCCTGCACCTCTTGAATGCCGTCCTTTGTAGGTTTTAATGAACCCATTCCTCTTGATGAAACACCCAATCGAGCACCTTCATCAATGAGATTCTTTACTATCTTTCCGTATGGTGTATCTAAAATCTTAGCTCTTCCCATGAAATTTTGGTCAACCTCTACTAATTCCTCAATCATGTGAGAAACCCTTTCAAGATTTACGGTTGGCCCGTCAGGATGTCCCAATTCTCCGAAAGCTCTTTTCTTTTCAATAAACTCAGCAGTATATCGTTTTGCTTCCTTTTGAAGAATACCCTGTGGATAAAGTCTACCATTTCTGTTTTTAGTGTCTGCTTGCATGAAGATACCTTCAATAAAATAATTCTTACCACCACCTTTCTTGGCTTCTGTAAGAAATTCTACATTTGTTGCTTCTTCGCTAATTAATTTCATAGATTTCTCCTAATGTTCATCATGGTGAACTGAATCTGAACCTTTACCCATTCGGGATTTAAAGGCATCCTTCATTTGTTTTCTAATTTCTGGTTTTAATTTTTTACCCCATACTGCTGTCTTTTTACCTGCCAATTTTTTTGCTTTGGCTTCTATGGAACTTCTTTTTCCACCCTCTGCATTTGCATATTCTCCAGCCTTATCTACTATTGCAAATGCTTTCTTTCTTATGGCTCTAGTAACCGCTGCCTTAACTTTATCTTCAGTTGGTGCCTTCTTTGCCGCACGAGCTCTACCTATTGCTGCCTTCTTGGCTGACCTCTTTCCTCTCATTTTCGCTTGAATTCTCTGTTGAACAGTTAATTCTAACATAAGGTCTTTAAAAGATTTCATCATTTTCTTAAACTCTTTTGTCTTTCAGATCTTTTCTTTTCTGCACCAGCCCCAGCACCTACAGACATATCTCTTCCTGTTGCAGTCTTACCCATTTTCTTCATTCGTTCTTTTTTCTTTTGAAGAAGTTTAAAACCAGAAGTTTTTTTATACTTCTTCTGTCTCAACTTGATTTTATTTTTATTCTTACGATATTTCATTTTTTGATCTCTTTTTTCTCCAGCAGTCTTTTTTTCTCGTTTAACCACCTTCTCATCGAGATCTTCTTCATCAATTATATCGTTTTTAAATTCAGAAAAAGTTTTCATTTATCCTCTGTAGTTAAAATTTAATCTTCCATTACCTTCATAGTTAGGAACATTATAGCCTGATAATTTTTTGATTGTTGCTTGTACAGTAATACTGTCATCAGCCGCGGCTCCATCAGTTGCAATCTGAATATCTCCAAATGTAACAGCTGCTCCAGCGGCCGTACCTCTAGTTATAGGAATAAAATGATTTGTCTCATCCCAAACTCCACCACCAGTTAAATATGCAAGTTGTGATGTTGCTGTTCCTCCAACATAAGTTAATACAGCTGAATGACCAGAACTTACAGACCATTTAACTCCAGCAAGAGCTACTTCTTTTGCAACCTCTGTTACAACTGTACTACCATGAGTTGTTATCGTATGAGTTGAAGAGACAGAGCCAGTCAATGTTTTTGATGCGCCCGGATAAGTTGTTCCTGTCCAACCTAAAGGGGTTGAGTCTGTACCACTCGTACATCTGTACACTTTCATTGTTGTTTCACCCATTACTTGATCTTGAACTACCATATGAATTGGTGTACCATCGTTTGATGAAATAATTTCTCCTATACACCATCTATCTGATGCTGTGGTTACTGCAGATAATGTTATTGTTGCTAATCCATAAGCTGCAGCACTACAATCAAATATGTTAGCAGCACTTATTTCTCCCGATCCACAAAGACCAGTAGTATGTACTATTGTCTCAGCAGCAGTATCTCTTAGGGTTTTATTTACAATTGGATACGCCATTTATTATTCTCCGTGTGCTTGCCCAAGAACTTTCATGAACGCCCGTTCAGTTCTTTGGATTTTGTTAATAGTTTTATTCATCTCTGAAGAGCCTAGCCCTTCTATATATTTAACCAAAATGGAAGCTGTAAGTGGATCTATCGGTATATCAGCACCATCATCTAAAGTAATTTCACTATCCTTTTTGGACTTGGTTGCTAATTTTAAATCTTTCATCACATCTTCTGAAATAAACTCTCCAAAATTTAACAATTTACTTTCATTTTGTCCTGCTCTCGCATCTGTTCTTTTCTTATGTTCATCATCTGAAACATATTCAAAATCATCTTTATCTTTTGGATCATCATACCACTTTTTCCATCCAGTAGGTGCAGCTTTCAACTCCCACCTATTTTTATAAGCTAAAACATCTTTGTGACCACCAAGTTCTTTTCTTTCCTTTTCTTTTACCTTAACCTTCATCTTACTTGGAATTTCATCAGTTGGTTCATGTCCCACCCAATCTTTAACACTCTTATCATCATCAGCTTTAACCTTTTTTTCTTTTGTTTTCTTATCACTTGCTTCTGTATCCTTAGTCTCAGTATCTTTGGTTTTCTTATCACCTAACTGAGTTTGTTGGTCAGTTGTTAATAATGCCGACAATTCTTCAGGTGATGTATTTGGATCATTAATTTTTCTTTTAACCTTTGAGCCTGCTCTTTTAGCTTTCCTATTTGCATCTTTCTCCATCTTATCAAGTTCATCATCAGATGGAGCTTTTATTTTTCCTCCCATTTTTGTAGGTAATTCATATCCTAATTTTTTAAGGTCTTCATTACCATTTTCTGGATCTACAAAAAAATCTTGAGATTCTTCTTTATCTGTTTCTGGATTATACACCTTTATAGACATTGTAAATCCATTATCTTCTCTATCTTTCTTATCAGCTTTAGTTTCTCTATATCCTTTAATTGCTGATTTAGCAGTTTTAAACATTTTATAAGCAGCAAATCCACCACCAAATATACCCATTGCACCCATCATGACTGCACCAAACGGGCCAATTTCATTTATAACCTGTTGCTCCGATTTAAACTGTTTAAATTTTTTCATGTCTTAACGGTTTCTGGTGTCTCTGCAGATTGAATTCCTTCTTTTCCCGCTGTAGCTACAAATGTATCTACTACTTCTGGTTTTTCCACTTGCGAAGTACCAGCAGTAAACATAGACTGAGCCACTTCGGCCCGTTTAGCTTCCAAACTCTTTGATACTTTGTTAGATAATACTCCTTGAATGGCATCTTTTACTCTTGCTCCATCATCTGACATAGAGTATTTAATGATGTCTTCTGGTGTATATTCGCTCATAATTTCCTTAATATATTATTGGTTAATAGTATTTATATCAAATTAGTTCTGTGGGTCTGATAGAACACTTTTCATGATATCGTTCATATCTTTTTTAAGTTTTATATCTTCTTTCATAAATTTACCATTACCTTTACCCTTTGGTACGAAAGATTGATATTGGTCTTCTTCTTCACCTTCTGGTTCTGACGCCGCTTCATTTTCGATTTGTTGATTTATTTCTTTAATTTCTTCAGCTGTTTGTTTAAGGATTCTCTTTCTAATATATTCCTTAGAGTAGAATGTTCCAACAATTTCATCAGCGAAATTCATACTCTGAAGTAAATTCAATCTCTCAGTCAACATCTCAGCTTCCTTGAGTTCTGCAAATTGTGAATCTGTCTGCCATTCGTAATGAATACTAGTTTCAATACTTCTCCAATCATTAAGAGTAAGTATACCCTTTAAGATCAGTTGTTTTTCAAGACAAGAATTAAAAAGATGACTAAACCTATTTCTTAATCGTTCAATGAATCGTGTAAACTTAACTTCATCTCTGGAAATTTCTTGTGCTCGTCCCAGAACAAACCCAGATTCTTGATCCAATCTTGAGGATGGCACGCTTAATGCCTTATAGAGTTTCTTTTGAAAATACAATACATCATCTAACTCACCAAGATTTTCTCCGCCCGGTAATGTAGAAATTTCGGTTCCTCTACCACCTTCTCTACGAGGCAACCAATAATCTTCCAACATACTCATGTGTTTTCGGTCATCCCTCAACTCACCAGTATCAGCATCATAGACCATCTTGTTCTTATAACGAGTCATGATGTCACGAAGATATTGTTCAGCTTTAACTTTTGGAAGGTTACCAACATCAATATAGAAGATTCTACGTTCTGGAGCTCTTGAAATACGGTAAATAACCACCGCATCTTCTATCATTCTTAGTTGGTTTAGAGGTTTGATTGCTTTGTGAAGATAACTCAATACCATCTTTCGATCTTCACTAAGAAGTCCAGAGTGACAATATGCAATCGAATCTGGTGCTATACGAACAATTTCACCACCCTTTAATCCATCCATTCCACCCTCATTGAAAGCGAAATACTCTTCAGTTCTCGGCATCATAGTTGGGTGTGAGGGGTCTTTAGGTGGTAATACCTGTCTAACCTTTTTGATTTTCATAGAATCAATAGGCCTCAATTCAAGTATTCCTTTTTTTGGATTTTCTTGGTCAATGATAATGTGATAATATAATCTACCATCAACATACCATCTTTTAAAGGTATCGTATCCAGTATCTCTAAATCTAAGAAGCTTTACTATATCATGAAAATTTTCTGAAATCTTCTGTTTGATATCTTCTGATAGATTAATATTTTCTAGGTTAATACTGACAGGAGATTCTTCGCGATCAGCAACGATAGCTTCATTGACTATATCATCTACTGCTAATTCTGCTTCGGGATAGAGCGACATTTGTCGATACCGATTGATGAGATCCATCTCATTCTTTGCGGCACCCTCCATGTCGAGGTAGGTAGCGTATGCTGCGCCAGGAGCTCCTGCAATATCAAGAGCACCATCATCTTCTTGTGGAAGAGTAAAGGAAACTTTTTCTAGTGCTTCCTTTTCTTTTTGAGCTCTTCCTATAGTAAAACCAAATAATTCAATAGCCATTCATAAACTCCTAGAAGGTGTAAGGGACTTGAGAAGCCCCCATGCCCCTAGTGGTGGAAACTTATTCTAATTATATTTATTAGCCCTCAGTATTGGTTCCATGAATCCAATAATCATAAGCCCACTCAACTGTGTATTCTTCAATAGTATCATTAGAACCCCAATCAAGAGCAATTTCTCCTAATGAAACAGGAAAAGCATTGATAAAGTGCCAAGGATCGCCGAGTCCTTCTCCACTTTTTGCAAAATGTTGTATAGAAAAATTAGCTCCAGATGTAGCACTTCCAGCCGTTGCCAGGGTTTGTTTATTTCCTACATGAGTATTCATTGATCCCATCCACCTTTCTACAGCACTCCTAATTTCCATCTTTTCATCATTAATAATTGTCATTGAAAGGTTATCAAAAGTTCTATTACCAACAACTTTAACTGCTCTGCCAAAATAAGGAACATCAAATGCTGCCATTGTAGATGCTGGTATTGCAGCAACTTTACAAGCAAATGAAAATCCACCAACTGCATTATTACTGGGGAAAGTTACAGGTGCACTTTGAATTTGCACTTGAAATAAATTAGGTCTTGCGCCACCATCGGCTAACCCTTTACTTCTAAAATCTCCAATTGAAAAAGCCATATTTTTATTCTCCGCCGATGACTAAAGTTAAAGATGTGATGGGGAAGTCTTTTTTACAAGTGCTGCCTTCGCATGCCATCGTCTTCCCCCATCTTATAAGGTGTAGTAAGTATTTATACTTCTATCCTGTAATTTCCGAAAAGTCAACTCCACTTCTTACAGCTACAAAATTTAACTGAATGAAGTTAATTGCACGATTTGGTTTAACGTAAATATCACCGACAAATTCATTTCTGTCGATAACATCACCAGTATTATTGCTATCATCACAAACAACAGTAAAGTCTGTAATACCATCTCTTCCTTGAACATTTCTCAAGAATGGTTCTACTGCTCCTACAAATTGAGCTCGTGTGAAAGCATCATTGAATTCAAATAGTGAGGCTCTTGCAAATCTTGAAATTGCTTTTTCAAGAATGATGAACAACCTTCTAATATTGATTCTATCAAATGCACTTGGTTTAGCAAGAAGTGTCTTATCTCCGAAAAGAATAGTTCCTTCACCCATAAATGTGACAACTGGATTGATACCATTTTTATATAATGTATCTCTTTCAGATTGTCTTGGATTGAAAGGTAATTTAATTACATTTCGTACTGCACCTCTTGTAAAACCAGCTGGAGAGAACCAAGCATCTCTGTTAGCTTCTGTAGCAGCTGTAATACCACCAATATCACCATTCAATGGAATGTAACGATATACATCATTGTATCGGTCATATTGATATTTATATCCGCTATCAAGAGACGCATAAGATGAAGTTCCAAGTCCAGTTCTAAAATCAACTACATTGTCAACTTCTGTTCCTTCTGAATTTACAACATCGGCCTGTTCTGGTGAAATAAAAGCTATACAATCTTTCCTGAGTTCTGCGATTGCAATACATTCAAGTGCAACTGTTTGAGTAGCAGCTCCTGCCAGAAGAATTCCTATTTCTACCTCTTCTGTATTTTTAAACTTTTGATATCCAGCAATCTTATCTCCATCTGAAACATCTGTTCCATCAACTCCACCACCAAGACTTGTGGTTGAAATTAAAGATCCTGTTGCTGCAGAAGAAGCAAATTCTACACCTACTGCTGCTGTTGTACCCCAAGCGGAAACTGCTGCTCCAGCTGTGGTATAAGCATCACCAGCTGGGGTATGGTCAGCCCACCAAATGTATTTTGACCTACGATTCAAAGCATCTACATAGTATGCTTTAGAACCATCTTCATTTTTGGCACCTTTTGCTACTGAAAGACCAGTAAAAACTTCAAGGCCTTCATTAAGATTTCCTGTCCATTCTCCATCTTCATCAACAACTATAACGTGAATCTCATCATAAAGAGTTCCCTTATCTGCAGAACCTTGAGTTGTTACTGGTTCTTTATCAAAAAGTGATGCATATTCCCACGTTCTTGAGTGAGCTTGAGTGGCTGATGTATTGGTAAAGGCCAAAGTAGTAGTCATTGAAGAACTATTTGTTACAGCTGAAATTTTTCTTTCTTCACCATTAATTTTAACGATGTCTCCGGCAACATATTGTAGGTTAAGAGCTGTTGTATTGTGTGCTCCAGCCGTTACAACCGTTGCTGTAATAGTTGTACTATTAGCAACTACTCCTACTGTACCTTTCATATTTGCTTGTGGTTCACCAAATGGTGATCTTTTTAATCGTACACAAGAAGTTGCACTAATAGCTCCAGTTGTTGGATTTGTAGTTACAGTTCCTGCGGTATTACTTGAAATTGTAGCAACAACCATAGTATTTCCACTACAAACTATAACATCTCCGACTCTAAGTTCTGTTCCAAAAAGTGAACCAGATCCAGTTATTGATTTATCTGATGCATGAACTGCGACTGTTCCTGTGAGTGTTACTGAAGAATTACCTGCAACTACTGTATTTCCAGAAGCGAGATTGGCTCGTGTTGGGCCACAAATGGAAACTTTAAGACTGTTTCCTAAATCCCCTGCCCACTTGGCCATGAAATTACCCTTGGCTGCACTTACTGAAGCTCCACCCTCATCTAAAGTATTATAATATACTGAACTATTTGCAACTAAAACTGCTCCACCACTTGTGGATGCTGCATTCTTTGCACCAGTTGTGTTTGCACAACGTACTAGGTGTAATTTGTTGGAATAGTTCAAAAAGTTTGCTGCCGTAAAAAACGAAGCGTATGTGTTAGCGTCTGGTTTTTGAAATCGTTCAATCAGAAGAGTTTCCGAATCAATTAATGTAACATCATTAATTGGGCCCCATCTAAAAGCACCTGAAAACCCTGCGTCTACAGAAGATATGCCGGGCACAACAGTAGTTAAATCAATTTCAGAAGTATTAACGCCTGGCGAAATTTGAAAAGCCATTTCATCTCCCTTATAAAAAGTGTTATTATCTGCGTAAAATCGTTACTATGATTATTTATAAAAACGAAAATCTCAAGGTTATAAATATTTATTGAAGTATAAATAAGTTTAACAGGAGCATTATGAAAGCTATTGATAGATTTTTATCTAAAATACAAAAAGAATCTAATAGATGTTGGTCTTGGACAGCTTCTAGAACACAACAAGGTTATGGAATGTTTTCTCATTTAGGAAAATCTATACCTGCTCATAGATTCTCGTATCTACATCATAAGGGTGAAATACCTATTGGTAACATTGTACATCAAGAATGTCAAAATAATGGTTGTGTTAATCCTGACCATTTAGTTATATGTACTAAAAGTGAATCAAGACTAGAATATAATTCCACGCGGATTCATCCCGATGCTAAAAAATTAATAAAAGACATAAAAGAAATTAAACCCGACTCTATAGATGATTTTGGGTTTAGTAGTGAAAATTAAAAGTAACTTCTTTGATGTGCTGGATCAGCCACTTCCCATAACTGCCCACTCTTGTCTGTAAAAGATTCTTCTTCTTGGCCACTATCAATGATACCAAATGGTAACATATCCTGTTCTAGAGCTTCCATTTGGTCTTTATACATCTGTTTTCTTATATCAAGGTCTGTCATATCCTTAAAGTATTGTTGTTGAACTAACCAAGAGAAAATCACCAGAGTCATAGCTAAATCATCGTGTGACCCTTCCTCAGCCTCGTATGAGTTATGTTTAGAAGAAAATGTAGTTAGTTCTGCAATAGTCTCAAAGTCTGGAATAATCAGTTTATCAGTTTCAATCATCTCCTTTAGTGCTGCACAACCTATTCTTTTGAGTTGTTTACTGGTTCGTATACCAAGTTGATTATTCTTTCCAAAACCACCTCCAACTTTTTGTCCAGCTCTACCATGCATTGAACACATTAGAATATTTTCATACTCCAAATCAAAATGAAGAGTTTCTGCCACTTGTTGACCCACATCATTAACCTCAACCATAGTCCAAGCCGTATTGTATTGATTTCCTATTTGATAGATTACATTGGGGTATAACATTGGAGAGATGGTATTATCTCTATATTTAGCTACTTGTTTATATGGAATTTCTGAAATATCAAAAACACTTAAAGCAGAATAATCCTGGCCCTTACCTTGAGCACTATCCGCGACAATACAATATGTGGCACCTTTTTTGGGATGTTCGTATACATCCATTCCATTTTTTGATGCTATTGGTCTTTGAAATGACATAGTTCTCAATTTAGATGGAGCTACAAGAGTTAGAGTAGAACCTATAAACTCACATTCAAATTCTTGATTAAATTGTATTTCACTAGTATTTTTAACAGTTTCTTGTTTCCACTTCTCATCACGGCCAGGAACTTCTCGCCAGTGAACATCAATTGGAATATAGTTACTTCTTTCTTCCTCAGCATCAACCCACATCTTATAGAACATATTAAGTCCTAATGGTGTGGATACGATGAAAACTTTGGTCGTTTCACCAGAAGAAATTGTAGGATAAACTGAAGTGAAAAATTGATCTGCTATGTTGTTTGGAACGTGTGCGAACTCATCAAGAAAAATGATGTTAAAAGAACTACCTCGAACAGCGGAAGAAGATGTCGCTGCAGCCAAAATCTTTGAGCCATTTTCTAGCTCAATATTTCCTTTGTTCCAAACTGTAACTCCTTGTTGTAACCATTTGGGTAGATGTTCATATGCAAGTTGTAACCTAGAAAGGAGTTCTCGTGCGGTAGAAAGTTTGTTAGCCAGAATAGCACAATTAACATCTTGATTGAATAGAATGTAATGGAGAAGAAAACTGACAATGGTAGTAGATTTACCTGTCTGTCTTGGCATTTTACAAATTACAAATCTGTTATCAGTAAAGGTTTGTACCATTTTCCTTTGATACGGATACATATCAAATGGAACAAGGCCTTTATCTACATGGACTATTTGAACATAATTTTCTATAAAATATTCAGGACTCTTCATACATTTTTGGTATTCCTCAATATTTTCTTCTGTCCATTCTACAGAAACTCCTTCTGCTTTGAGTGATGGATTACCAAGATAATTTTGACTCATTTTTCTTCCTCAATAACCTTCTCTTTTTTGAGAAATTTTTGCAATTCTGCTGTAGAACCAACAAAGAGATTATTATTGACACTTGTTGGGCCACCTCTTTCGGTCTTTATGTCTTTCTTTGATTTATGGAGATTGAGTAGTTCTTTATTAGTGGAAGTGAGTTTATCCACCAGTTGGCCGACAACTTCAAATGCACGAGGATGTTGAGAGGCTTTAGCTATTTCAAGAAGTTCATCCAAACCATCTTGACCACGCTCTATAAGATTATAAAGATTTTCTCTTGCGTACTGAAAATCTATTTCTTGAGAGCCACTAT